AGCGGCAGCATGGAGGTCATGTATGACGCGCCCAGCGCTGGCGACAAACTTGACCTGATCAGGGACGCCAACACGGTCACGGATGAAGGCAACGCCAGCGTTGAACTTTACCTTGATGAAGCTGGCAGCAAAAAGATCACCGGCAGCATCGTGATCACATCCACTGATTACGGTGCTACGGTTGGTGAACTGGAAGTGGTGACGGTTAACTTCACCATGAACGGTGCCATTACTACCTCCATCTAATGCCTGCCACACCACGCCCCGTTGATCTACTCACCGGGGCTTTTGACCTAAACCAGCGGCGTCAATTCAACATCAAGAAGGAAGATGGCACCGTAGTGCTGTCGCTGTACTTCAAGCCGATCACCCGCGCTGATCGTAAACGTGCGTCTGGTCTTGCTGGATCAGAGGAAGCCTTGGACATCAGCACCCAGATGCTGTGCCACATGGCCGAGCTGGAAGACGGCACCAAGGCATTTGCCTCCGCCGATGCAGCCAAGCTGCAACGCGAGTTGCCTGAGTCGGTGCTGAACGAACTGGAGCTGTTCCTGTTCGGACTTGGTGCGCCTGAGTCGCTGGAAGAAGCAAAAAACGACTAGAGGCCGATAGCTGGCTTTACTTTGAAATGTTCTTAGCTACCGAGCTAGGCATGACGGTAAGCCGGCTTCGGCAGGAACTGACGGATGCGGAGTTCATCCACTTTGCTGCGTACTACGAGATAAAAGGCAAGCGCGAACGCGAGGAAATGGACAAAGCCAAGCGGCGTAGCTAGTAGACTGACGCAATAGCAGTGGTCGATCCGTGGCAGTAGCAACCGTTGATATTCAGGTAAACAGCCAGGGTGCTGTCAGCTCAATACGCAATGTCAACGCAGCTGCAACACAGTTAGAAAGGCAGGTCAACAATACAAATAGATCGGTTAAGCAGCTTGAAACTGCTTTTGCTGGCCTTGGCGTAGCAGTGGCGGGCATGAATGCCCTAAACATTGCTAAGGACTTTTTTGCTACGGCTAACGCAGCAGATGCGGCACAACGTCGCATCAAATTAGTAAGTCAAGGCTTGGACGATTACCGAATTGTCTTGCAGGTTGCACAAAACGCTTCTACTAAATTTGGTTTATCGCAAACACAAGCATCACAAGCCATTGCAGATATTTATACAAGATTGCGTCCAGTTGGTTACAGCCTTAGCGCTATCAATGCAATTTACGAAGGTTTTAACACTGCCGTCAAATTAAGCGGTGTTGAAGCTGGTGCAGCATCTGCTGCATTCTTGCAACTGTCTCAAGGTCTTGGATCTGGGACACTCCAAGGCGATGAGCTGCGATCAGTTCTTGAGCAGATGCCAAGCATTGCTCAGGCAATTGCCAAGGAAATGGATATCAATGTTGGAAGTATTAAAAAGTTTGGTTCAGAAGGGAAAATTACGTCTGATGTTATTGTTCGCGCACTTGATCGCATTAGAACGGAAGGCGCAGGAAAACTTGCAGAAGCACTAAATACGCCTCAACAAAAAATTATAGATTTACAAAATGCAATGGAAACCTTTAAGACTGTAGTCGCAAGTGACGTTGCGCCTGCTGTTATTGGTGGCATTGAACAAATTACGGAAGCAATTAAAAAAGCAACTCAATTTGTTATTAACTTGCGCGAAGGATTTAGCTTGCTTGCCAAAGCTTTTAATGGCGTCGGTGCTGGGATTAGCAGTATAAACTCGCGCCTTGACCAGACTATTGGCAAATTTGCGCGTCTGGGTCAAAGCAAAGGCTTGATGATGATGTTGAATTTTCTTACGCTTGGCGGCGCTGGTGCTCTTGCGTCATTGGCAGGAGCTGGTGAAAAAAGTCTTGCTGGCAAGAAAACACCTACACCTAAAGTTCCAACTGGCATGGATTTGTCTGGCCTTGATCTTGGAGGTGGTGCAACGGGTAAAAAAGGTCGCAAAGGTAAAAGTGATGCTGAAAGAGCTGCCGAAAAAGCAGCAGAAGAGGCGTTGCGCCTTAAGAATTCACTTGGCGACTTGGCAATTCAACGCGATTTGAAACAGCAAATTTACGGCATAGATAACAGAATTTTTGAAGCCAACTTAGTAAACGACAGGCAAACTGCCATACGCCTGGAAGGTCAGAAAAAACTGGCGCAAATCAGCGCGGAAATTTCAAAACTTGAATACGAAAAACTAAAGCCGCAAGAGTTGCAGGCCAAAAAACAAATACTGTTGCAAGATGCTGTCATTGCCCAGCGGGACACACAGCAACAACTAATCCTGAATCAAGTGCAAGTTGCCAAGCAGGCTGAAGCTGCAATACGCCCAATGATTCAAGAAAATGAATTGCTACAGGCCAAAATTAACGGCACAGAACTTGAATACCAGAAACGACTGTTGATTCAGCAAATTATGCGAGATAATCCCACTCTGCAACTGCGTGACGCTGAAGCAGTTGTAGCAAAAAATCAAGCATTGCAAATGCAACTATCCCAAGCTCAACAATTACGTCAAGTGTATTCCGACGTAGGAATGACAATTAAATCTGGAGTGGTAGACGCTATCCAGGGTGCCGTAGATGGAACCAAGAGCCTGGGGCAAGTGGCTACAGATGTCTTAAAAAGCATTGCAAATAAAGTTCTGGATGTTGCTATCAATTTTGCGTTGTTTGGCGCAATGTCTGGCACCGGCACTGGTGGTGGCTTGCTTGGTGGTTTATTTGGCAAACGCGCCATGGGTGGTCCTGTAAGCGCCGGATCGTCCTACATGGTTGGCGAACGTGGCCCCGAGTTGTTCACGCCTAAGCACGGTGGCAACATCGTGCCAAACAACGCTCTTGGCGGCGGTAGCACCAGCGTTGTGGTCAACGTGGACGCAAGCGGCAATTCCAACGTCCAAGGCGATCAAGCACAGGCGAAGCAGCTTGGTGTTGCCGTTTCTGCTGCGGTGCAGGCAGAATTAGTCAAGCAACAACGCCCAGGCGGTCTCTTGGCCGGTACACGACGCTAATGGCCACCTTCCCAAGCATCACGCCAACCTATGGCGCACAGAAGACCAGCCAGCCAAAGGTCACAAAGGTTCAGTACGGCGACGGCTATGAGATGCGTGCCGTTTTTGGTTTAAACCAGAATCCCAAAAGCTGGAGTCTGACCTGGGAAATATCGGAAACCGATGCGGACACGATTGAAACATTTCTTGATGCCCGTGCTGGCCAAGAATCATTCGACTGGACCGCGCCAGGTGAAGCCAGCAGTGCCAAGTTCGTTTGCGCAGACTGGAGCAAATCGATCCCATACCTAAACCGCGCAACGGTTCAAGCTACGTTCATGCAAGTATTTGAACCCTGATGGCATATACCGCCTGGGCCGCTACTACCAGTTACGCCGTCGGCGCTATTGTCCGCGCCACGACGGTGCAGGATTTTGGCCTGGTGTTCAAATGCACCACAGCGGGCACTTCTGGTGCATCTGCACCGGCATGGCCAACGCTGATTGATGGCACTACGGTTGATGGCACGGTTACTTGGACGGGGATCAGCGCGGTCTACGAAGACCTCAGCGTGCTGGAACCGAATGCCATTATCGAGCTGTTCCAGCTGCACCTTGACGCCACGCTGCATGGCAGTTCAGATATTTACTACTTCCACAATGGCGTGAATGCTGCCGTGACCGGCAACGTGGTCTGGAATGGCCAGTCTTATGTGCGTTTGGCATTGGAGGCCACTGGCTTTGATTACAGCAGCAGCGGCAGCCTGCCGCGCCCCAAGCTGGCCGTCAGCAACATTGGCAGCAGCATTACGGCATTGCTGCTTCAGGTCAACCTGATCACCACAGGCAATGACCTTGGTGGCGCCAAGGTGGTTCGTATCCGCACGCTTAAAAAGTATCTTGATGGTGCAGCTGGTGCCGATCCCCACGCCAAATTTCCAGACGAGATCTGGTATGTGGACCGCAAATCAAACGAAAACCGCGCCGTGGTTGAGTTTGAGCTGGCCAGTAAATTTGACCTTGTGGGCGTGATGCTTCCCCGGCGTCAGGTCATTGCGAATGTTTGCCAGTGGGTTTATCGCGGTGGTGAGTGCGGATATAACGGGACTGATTACTACGACATCAACGATAGTAAAGTTGCATCTAGCGGCAGCGATGTATGCGGCAAAAGGCTAAGTAGTTGCAATGTACGATTTACTCCATTTACGCTTGCCGGTTCTGTGACCAATGGAAGCACGACAATGACCATTGCACCCTATTTTAATTTCAACGCAGGGCAAGCCGTCTCCGGCCTTGGCATTCCAAGTAGCACAACAATTAGCGCCATTGTTGATGCCACCACGCTGACATTAAGTCAAGCGGCAACAATGACAACATCAAGCACAAAAACAGGAACAGCGGCAGCAGCGGCAGCCTCGGTGGTTGTTTCAAGCAATACTGGAATCAGCGTAGGCCAAACCGTAACTGGAACCTACATGCCAAGCAGCACAACAGTTACTGGCATTTCTGGAACAACGATTACCCTTAGCAATAGACCGTATTCAATTACCAGAAACGGCACCTATGTGCCAACTTTTGAAACTTATTATTATGACGAATACGAAACTACCGTATTAACTGGGCAGCGCATTGATATTGACACCACAGGCTTGTCGGCTGGTATGCGTGCATTTGGAAGCAATGGAATTGACACAACAATTTCTTCCGTTGATTCTGGAGTTATTTATTTGAATAGCTATGGAAATCTAGAAAATGATGCCAATACTGTCAGCATGTATTTCTTGCCAGCTTCACCAAGTTCTGCAACGTATACTTTTTCCTCTAACGCACAATACACTTTTCGCGCTCCGGGTACTACGTTGCCATTTGGCAGCTTTCCTGGCGCAGGTCTGAGCAAGTGATTATCAGCAAAGCACTGGAGGTTGAAATCCTGGCCCACGCGCAGGCGGAAGATCCCCGCGAGTGTTGCGGGTTGGTTGCTGTGGTCAAGGGCCGCAAGCGGTACTTTCCGTGCACCAACCTGGCCGATACACCCGACGAGCATTTTGTGCTTAGTGGCGAGGACTACGCAGCGGTTGAGGATCAAGGCGAGATCGTGGCCATTGTCCACAGCCACCCATCAACCAATCCAAATCCCAGCCAAGCGGACCGCGTGGCCTGCGCAAAATCCGGCTTGCCGTGGTTCATTATCAATCCCAAAACAGGCGGCTCCAGCCTGACGCTGCCCGAGGCATACGAGTTGCCGTACGTGGGCCGGGAGTTTGTGTTTGGCGTAGTCGATTGCTACACGATGTGCCGGGACTGGTACGGCAAGGAATTTGGCCTCCAACTCACCGACTACAACCGCCGCGACAAGTTCTGGGAACGTGGCGAAGACCTGTACCTAGACAATTTTCACCGTGAAGGGTTTCACAAGGTGCCGCTTGATGAGTTGCAATACGGCGATGCCTTGCTGATGCAACTTGGATCATCGCTGCCTAACCACGCAGCCATCTACATTGGCGACCAGCAGATCCTGCACCACGTTCAAGGCCGACTTAGCAGTAGAGACGTGCTGGGCGGCTACTATATCAAGAGCACTGCCATGGTCCTACGGCATGAAAGTCGTTAAGGTCTACGGCGCCCTACGCAAGTATCTGGGGCAATGCCGTTTCCAGTTTGAAGCCGATACACCAGCGCAGGCGATCAAGGCATTGTGCATCAACTTTCCAGGGTTGGACAAGTGGCTGCTGGATAGTGAGCAGGATGGTGTTGCATACCGCGTAACGATTGGCAAGGAAAAAATTGGTGAAGATAATGTATCACCAGCTTTTTTACCTTGGAGTGAACGTGAAATTTTTAGTATCACGCCAGTGATTGCTGGTTCCGGTGGTACAGCTGGCAGAATTATTGGAGGCATTGCTTTGGTTGCGCTTGCAATTGCAGCGCCATATATTGCTGGTGCCGCTGTGTGGGCAGGAACACTTAGCTATGCAGCAGGTAGCGCACTTATTACCGCAGCTGGATTTATTGGTGCAGCTGGTGCAAGTTTGGCGCTTAGTGGAGTAGCACAACTTATTTCACCTGCACAGACTTATTCAAGCGCAGAACGCGGCAAGGAAGCGGCACGATTTGAATCGTTTACATTTTCAGGGATTACCAACACTGTGCAGCAAGGGTTGCCAGTTCCAATTTGCTATGGCCGCGCATACATTGGATCAGCCGTGATCAGCAGCGGTCTTGACGTGGATCAACTGATATGAGCACTTATCGTTCAATCCAAGGTTCTGGCGGCGGCGGCGGTGGCGGCAAGGGTGGCGGCGGCGGTGGGCAGTCGTACACACCAACGGAAGCTGATGACTCGCTGCAATCAGTTCAATACGGCAGTGTTCTAGACCTGCTTAGTGAAGGCGAAATTGAAGGTATTGAAGGCGGCGTAAAAGGTATTTATCTTGATAACACTCCGATTCAAAGCAGCACTGGCGCAGACAATTTTACGGGTTACACGGTTGTCACTCGTACTGGCACGCAAGCACAAACATATATTCCAAATACCAATGGAACCGAATCTGAAAAAGGTGTCAATGTAGAAGCAACATACATTGCGTCAGTAACTAGAACAGTTACTGATGTTGATGTTGATCGAGTACGTGTAACAGTCCAAATGCCAGCTTGTCAAGTTATCCAAGATAATGGTGACATTGTTGGCAACAGTGTAGATATTCAAATTCAAGTTCAATATAATGGTGGTGGCTTTACGACTGCCATATCTGACACCATTAGCGGCAAAACAACCAACAGCTATCAGCGTGATTACATGCTGACACTGAATGGCGCGTTCCCTGTTGATATTCGACTGGTACGTGTTTCACCAGACTCTAGCAGTGCTCGCAGGCAAAACCGCACTTACTTTTACAGCTACACCGAAATTATTGATGAAAAACTGCGTTACCCAAACAGCGCCCTGGCATTCTTGCGGTTTGATAGCCGCCAATTTAATAGCATTCCATCCCGTAAATATCTTGTGCGCGGCATCAAGATCCAGTTGCCAAGCAACGCCACAGTTGATACGACAACGTACCTTGGCCGCGTCACCTATTCCGGCGTGTGGGATGGAACGTTTGGCGCTGCTACATGGTGTGCAGACCCAGCGTGGTGCCTGTGGGATCTGTTGACCAATAT